CAGTACCTTTGTTCGATAACGAAGGAAACCTCAATGGAATTGAAGATGCCTTAGTTGGCGTGTTCAACAAACTCGCAGCATCCACCTTGACCTATAATGTGGGAGCAGTAAGCCAGCCAAGCGTTCTAAACGCGGCATCTGGTGACTTGCTTACCTGTGAGATGTCACTATCCGTCCTAACAACCTGGAGTTAATATGTCCGAGTGGGAACTAGAGAACGAAGCCTTCCTGAAGAAAATCGGGCAGGTTAGCACACCAGCACCAAAGCCAGCATCTACTAAGAAAGACGAGGAATAATCCTAATGGCTGTATTTCTAAATAACAATGTCGGCGTTAAGATTAACACAGTTGATCTTAGTGACCATGTAACAGCAGTAACAATCAACCGCGTATTTGATGAACTCGAAGTAACAGCGATGGGTGATAACTCACACAAGTTCGTAAAGGGCTTGGAAGCATCTACTGTTACAATCGACTTCCTTAATGACACAGCAACAGCGAATGTCCTTGCGACACTTCAAGCTGCATGGGGAACAACAGTCACAGCTGTATTCTTACAGACAAAGGGAACAGCAGTATCTGCTACAAACCCACTTTATACAGTTTCATTGCTTATCAATAACACAACAGACATCAATGGTGCTGTTGGCGATATCGGTACACAATCAATCACATTTACTGCCAACTCAACAGTTGCAGTAGCCACAACAGGCACTTTCTAAACAACTAAACAAAGGGGCATAGCATGGCAAAGTTAAAGGTAACAAGGGCAGATGGATCAATTGGGGAATACCCAATCACTCCATTGGTGCAGTATGGTTTTGAGATTTACGCTAAGAAGGGCTTTCACAAAGCGTTCATCGAAGATCAGAAGCAGAGCGATATCTTCTGGCTAGCCTGGGAATGTATCCGCCGTTCGGGTGAAACTGTTAAGCCATTCGGAGAGCAATTCATTGAAACCTTGACAACAGTCGAGGTCTTAGATGATGACCCTTTGGCTTAGGGCGCGACTCGATCACCTATCTGATTGCTAAATTAAGTGTCAGACTCGGGATCGCGCCACAACAATTATTAGAGCTAGATGAAGTAATGCTAAAGAACCTAATCAAGGTTCTACAGGATGAAGCAAAGGAGATGAGAGATGCCAACAGAAGTCAAAGGCGGCATCGCTCTTCGTAAAGCCTTAAAGAAGTTCACACCTGATTTAGCAAAAGAAACACAAAAAGAGATTGCAGGATTACTTAAGCCAGTTACAACAAAGGCTAGAGGTTACATTCCTACAACAACACCTTTAAGCGGATGGGCTAAGCCAGCCACAACAGGGCGATTCCCACGTTACTCAGCCAGTGCTGCAAAGTCTGGTATTGGATATAAGACAACTCCATCGAAGGCAAATCGTCAGGGCTTTCGTGCGTTGGCTCGGATTGTCAATGCTTCGGCTGCTGGTGCAATCTATGAAACAGCAGGTCGAGTCAATCCTCAAGGCCGTCCACAGGCAAAGCGCAAGGAAGTAAGTATTCCTGGCATGAACTCTGTCTATTCAACTAGCACAGGCAAAAACTTTGGCAAGAGCAATAATCCTAATGCTGGTCAGCAATTTGTGGATGCTATTGAAGCTACTGGCACAATAAAGAATGCTTACAAACGCGAAACAGGTCAAGCAGGTCGAGCATCACGCAAGATGAAAGGTCGAGCAATCTTTCGTGCTTGGGCAGAAGATCAAGGCAAGACAAACGCAGCAGTAATTAAAGCAATCGAAACTTCCAGAGATAAGTTCAATAAAGCGGTGGGGTACAACTAATGGCATCAGCAGATGTAAGAATTGATATAGCCGCCGAGTACACAGGCAAGAAGGCGTTTAAGCAAGCAGAAACGGCAACGCAGAAGCTTGAAAAGTCAGTAGGAAGATTAGGCAAGCAACTTCTCGGAGTCTTTGCTGCTGGGAAATTACTCTCATTTGGTAAGCAAGCAGTTAAGGCATTTGCAGCAGATGAGAAGGCTGCACGATCTCTTTCCTTGGCCTTAGCCAATACAGGCAATGCCTTTGCAGCCATCGAGGTTGAGAAGTTTATCGGTGACTTACAACGCGCTACAGGTGTCCTTGATGACAACCTACGACCAGCCTTTAGAACCCTTCTAACAGCCACAGGCGATGTTAGAAAGTCACAGGATGGCTTAGCCCTAGCGTTAGACATCGCAGCAGGTACAGGCAGAGATTTAGGCTCTGTGTCTTTGGCACTAGCAAAGGCTTATGGTGGACAAACCACAGCTCTTAGCCGTCTAGGTGCAGGTTTATCTAAAGCCACTCTAGCCTCTGGCGATTTAGATTTGATTACCACGGAATTGACAAACAAGTTCAAAGGCCAAGCACTAGCTGCTGCTGAAGGTTACGCAGGATCAATGGCTCGCCTAGCAGTTGCATCCGAGAACGCAAAAGAGATTATTGGCAAAGACCTACTTGACGCTATGCAGCTTATTGCTGGCGAAGAAGGTATTGGCGGAGCAACAACAGCGATGGAAGGCTTTGCTACTCAAATCGGTAACGTTATCTATGGCATAGGAGTTCTTACAGCCAAACTTAATTCTCTGCCAATTCTCAAGGATGTCTTTGGCGCATTTGCAGATGTTTCTAAATACAACATTATTGGATTATTAGGTCAGTTAGGCTCATCTACTAGAGCAAGAAACGCTGGCACTCCACAGCAATCACCAGGCGAACGCTTGGCTATTGATAAAGCTGCTAAGGATGCAATCAAACTCCAAAAGACTCAGAATACTTTGAAGAAGATTGATAATGACAATACGACTCGTAAACTAGTCCTTACAGGCGATGAACTAGCCCTTCTTGAACTTGAGAAGAAGTTCGATGTTGAGCGCATTGGATTGTATGCAGCATTAAACCAGTCAGCCGATGCTGAAACAAAAATGCGCCTTTTGTCTTTAATTGCTATTCAAGAACAGAACACAGCCCTAGCAGGTCAAATCAAAGCTTCTGATGGAGCAACAACAGCGATGGAAGCATTTCGCCAAGTAATCATTGCATCTATCAGGGCCTTAATCGATAAGGTTTCTGCGGAGATTGCAGCTCTTAATAAACTCAATGCTGATGCAAACGGCGATTCACTCGGTAATGTGCCACAGGGATTCTCCATGTTTGATGGTGGAGCTAATGGTTATCAAGGCTTCGGTAGCGGCATGAGTGATTTAGGCTTAGGAAACTATGGCGGTTTGGCTGGCGCTGGCATGTATGGCGGTGGCGGTTCTCCGACCTACATTATTAACGCATCAGGTATTGGCGATCAACAGATTGCATCGGTAGTTCAGGGAGCAATCCAAGACCTTAACAGATATGGGAACTCAACAACTTACGCTGGAGCCCTCTAGTGGCAGTACCAGTAATCAATGCTGTAATTAACTTTTCCACTGGCCCAGCTTTTGCTCAAGCCATGATTCTTGATACAGGACTTTTAGATGTTAATGTTTTAGCAGATAGCACAGCTGTTATTGTTGATGTATCTAATCAGGTTGATTCAGTTCAGACTAATAGAGGCCGTAATGCACAGGCTGACCAATTCCAAACAGGTCAATTAACCCTTCGCATTGTAGATCAAAATGGTGACTTCAATCCTCAAAATACTGCTGGGCCTTACTTTGGCTTACTTAGTCCAATGCGCAAGGTGCAGATAACTGCCACATGGAACACAGAAACTTATTCAATCTTCTCGGGATTTATTACAGGCTATACAACCACTACTCCTAAGTTCACAGGCGATATAGTTTACACAACAATTAGCGCGGTTGACGCTTTCAGATTGGCACAGAACGCACAAATTTCAACAGTCACAGACTCAGGCGCTGGTCAGTTATCAGGTACTCGAATCAATAAGATTCTTGACCAAATCGGATGGCCAGCCTCAATGCGTGATGTCGATGCTGGACAGACAACCTTGCTCGCCGATCCTGGTAGCCCTAGAACAGCCTTGGAAGCCATGCAGACAGTCGAACTGTCAGAATATGGTTCTTTGTATGTCGATGCTAATGGTGAGTTCGTATTCCAGGACAGAGCTTTTACAACCAGTAGTGTGGATGGCACTCCAGTTGTGTTTAACGATGATGGCACAGGTATTGAATACTTTAACGCTATCTGGCTTCTCAATGATGTTCTTATTTACAATTCAGCTGAGATTACTCGCACAGGCGGAGCTACTCAGACCGCCATTAACCAGCCATCTATTGACAAGTATTTTATCCATTCGTATAACCAGCAGAACCTATTGATGGACTCAGACGCAGAAGCTCTTAATTATGCGCAGGCTTACGTGGCATCTAGGGCTGAAACCACAACCCGATGTGATGCCATTATCCTTGACCTTTATACAGACAACTATAATGCAGGTATCACAGCTGCACTTGACCTAGACTTCTTCGATCCAGTAACTATCACAACCACACAACCAGGCTCATCAGCCTTGACTAAAACTTTGCAGGTGTTCGGGGTTGCTCACAGCATCACCCCTAATTCTTGGAAAACCCAATTCACAACACTAGAGCCCATCATCGATGGGTTTATCCTCGATTCGACATTATCAGGTATCCTTGATACCAGTGTTCTAAGTTACTAAGGAGTAAAAATGGCAGCAGGATTAGGCTTTAAGACTTTCACAACAGGTGAGGTTCTTACAGCAGCAGATACTAACGGATACCTCATGCAAGGCGTTCTAGTCTTTGCTGACGCTGCTGCTAGAACTGCTGTTATTGCATCACCTCAAGAAGGACAAATGTCCTATCTAAAGGACACAAACAGCACAGAATACTATTCAGGATCAGCATGGGTAGCAGTTAGTGGCGGCGGCACAAATTGGTCACTGCTTAACGCAGGTGGCACAGCATTAACTGGAGCACAAACAATTACTGTTTCTGGTATATCAGGAAAAGATAAGATTGCGGTTGTTGTAAATGGTGCTTCAAGTGCCAGCATTTCATCTGAAATTTCAATCAGGTTTAATGCTGATACTGGGTCAAACTATGCCTATGCTGGCAACCAATTTATTGGTAGTACCACTTATTCAGCAGGAGGTTTTGTAGGTTTTTCAAATTTAAGTGTTACAAGTTTTCCATTAGGTAGAATGGGAGGTAACGCTGCTTCAATCGTTCATGGAACATTATATTTAACAGGCGGAAATTCTACTGGTCAAAAAATGTTGCAATCCAGCGGCGGTGGAACTGATGATGGCAGTGCAACTGGCATGCGTAATTACAATGTTGGTGGTTTTTACAATTCAGCAAGCACAATTAGTTCTGTCTCGGTATTTTCTAGCGCAGGAAATTTTGATGCTGGCACAGTTTACATCTATACAAGCGCATAAGGAGAATAATGAAAATTACAGAAAAAGAGTTTAACGCATTAACTGGCGAAGAAAAAATCACAGAACGCGATGAAACAGCAGAAGAAACAAAAACGCGTTTAGAGAACGAGAAGGCTGCTAAGGCTTATATCGAAGCACAAATAAAAGCAGAAGCAGACAAGGTTGCAATTTTGGCTCGACTCGGTTTAACCGAAGATGAACTAAAAACAATTCTCGGATAATGAAGCCATTACTGTGCAAGGCTGGTCAGCAACTTCGAGAACAAATCGATGATGCGTTTCCAGATAGAGATAGAAAATCCGATGGCTGGATAGGCGATGCCGCACACTCCAATCGTAAGAGTGACCACAATCCCGATCCGTCTAACGGAATCGTCAGGGCTATTGATGTGGATAAGGACTTCGACTCACGCCCCAGCACAGGTGTTTATCTTGCCGACCAAATACGCCTATGTGCCAAGAAAGATAAGCGAATCTCCTACATCATCTATGCAGGAAAGATTGCCTCAGCTAAATCGCTTTGGCGTTGGAGAACTTATTCTGGCATTAACAGCCACCATGCTCATATTCATATCAGCTTTACCAAGAAAGGCGATCAGAATGGTCGCTGGTTTGACATCCCGATGCTAGGAGCAACACGTGAAAATGACTAAGAGTACAAAAAACGCAATCAAGTCTTACCTTAAAGCTGTGGCAGTTTCAGCAATAACTCTAGGACTTGCCCTAGTCGCAGACATTCGTCCTGAATATGCAGTCCTTGCTTCAGCTCTAGTTGCTCCAATTGTCAAGTACCTTGATCCTCAAGATGAGCAAGTCGGCTAATGTCACAGCAGGACTTCTTCACGCTATACATAGCCACAATCTCAGTCATCGGTGGACTCGCAGGTTACGTCATCACGCATTTGTTGAGTGAAATTAAACGACTCAATTCGCGTGTCGATGAAATCTATAACATCTTATTAGAGCGATAATTTTTGTCATGGCAAGAAGAGCGACTAAAGCACTAGAAGAACAGGGCTACTCAAAGCTCGATGCTTACTGCATTGGCTTACATGAGTTTTATAAATCGCTTAAACGAGCAGGATTTCCAGATTCAATCTGTATGTCCATGATTATGGAGAAATCTGCTTATCCTGACTGGCTCTTGCCTAATCCAATCAACCCTAATATCCCAGAGCCAGACTGGTATGACGATGAGGATGAATGAAAAGAACTGTTGTAGTTCCAGACTTACAAGTTCCCTATCACGATTCAGTAGCAGTCAAAAATGTTGCGGCGTTTATTAAGGCTGTACGGCCCGATTCTGTTGTCACTCTCGGTGATGAAATCGATCTCCCACAAATATCCCGATGGACAGAAAACACTCCAGGATGGTACGAACAGACACTAGCTGCTGACAGAGACCAGGCAGTAGAAGTTCTTTGGTCATTGGTTGAGCACTCCAAAGAAGCTCACATGATCCGTAGCAATCACACAGACAGACTTTACAACGTCACGATGAAGAAGATTCCAGCGTTCTTGGCATTGCCTGAGTTGCGCTTTGAAAAGTTCATGAAGCTTGATGAACTAGGCATTACCTATCACAAGAAGCCGTATGCGATTGCTAGAGGCATTGTCGCAGTACATGGGGATGAGCAGAGCGTGAAGCCTACACCTGGCTTGACAGCCCTTGAAGCGGCTCGTAGGCATGGTATTAGCGTAATATGTGGGCATACTCATAGGGCAGGTCAATCGGCCTTCACAGAGGCCTCTGGTGGCCGTATAGGGCGTATTCTAAGGGGATGGGAAGCAGGGCATCTGATGGATGTCAGGCAGGCTCATTACACTAAAGGCACGATGAACTGGCAGCAAGCGTTCATAATCATTGAGGAGATTGGCACAAACGTGCAGGTCAGCCTCATTAACCTTGAGAAGGATGGTACTTTCGT